CAATTTTTAGTTTTTGTCGAGCCCAGGCGGGATGAATATGGCGTTCATGAAAATAAAGAGCGTCTCGATATTTGTCACGGTATTCTTCGTATCCACCGTCAAGCAGTGTTTGGGCCACATCCAAGCTCGCATCCCAGCGAGCATCGTTTTTGCGAATATTACGAGCATGTTCACATCTCCAACTGAACTGACAAATTGCATGACTTGTCCATACTGTTACAGTCTCGCGCACTTGACGAGTCTTCTTGAAGACAACACCCTCGGTCACGGTGTGTGTACGTGTGACTTTTTTGGGTACGCTGAAATTGGTGCGTTGGTCAACAACACCACAAATGGTTGCGGGGAAAGTTCCACTGCGGCTTCTGTTGATAGTAACAAGGCCCACTGCCGCTTTGCCTTCTTCGGATTCACTACCAGCTTCGTAATAGATGTTACGTGCTAGACAGTCGAGGTCTGATTGTTTGCCGACCTCTTTCGCATGACCGGGTGCCATTACGGTCAGGGCGATGATTGATATGATGAGGTTAATCATCTTTTTCATTTCGTCCTCCTTAAGTTAAAATGCCCTTAATTAAAAGGGCATAAGTTTATATAACCAGCAGAAAAACAAGTTATATGTGCATATAACGGGTTATCTGCTATGTTAATGGTAGTTCAGTGTGCTGTTAATGAAAATTATATGCACACATTATGCCGCAATTGCCGCTTGGGCCTTGTCCAATGCACCGCTGCTAGACGGTACTGATGCGGCTGCTTGTAGCATCTTGTCCCTGGCAGCATCGGCTGCATTGCTGGCCGAAGTTTCATTGGCAATTGCTGCTTGATAGTTTGCCTTGTTTGCATCAAGCGTAGCACGGTCCACTGAATCCAACAGTGCCTGCTTGGCAGTAGCTCTTGCCGCTTGAGCCGACTTAAGCGCACTCTTTGCTGATTGATATGCTTGCAACAAACCGTCAAAGTTTGCAGCATTGGCATCACTCAAGGCCTGTGTGGGGTTGCTGACTGTGGGCGGTGTCTTGCCCATTGCTGCCATTTGTGCAACATTCTTGCCTTCGCCCAGTGCTGCTTTGATGGCGTCACCTGTCAAGTCTGGGGTTGCGGCACCGTTGAATATATCGTTGTGCCCTAACTGTAGCTTATCTACACCAAAACTGTGTAATTTACTGGCAAAAGCAAGTATTTGTGTTGAGCCCAACGGGCTGGTGGGTGGACTACCCAAGTTGACTCCGGCCAAGGACAAATTGTTATTTTCAAGCGAGATATGACTGGTTACATTGGTCATTGAGGTATTGATACTGGCCAACGCACTGGCCAAATTGGGGTTACCTGCTGCCTGTGCATTGAATGTGGCCGCTGCACTTTGTAATGCAGTCAGTGCAGTACTAATTCCGCTGCCCTTTAATATAGCAGTTTGCAAGTTTTGCATGGCCGCTGCCAGCGACTGCCCTTGTCCGCTAGTGACAATGCTGTTGACTTGATTACCAGCCGCAGCAAAATCTGCTGTGTGTTTGCCACTCAAACTGCCCAACATGTCAGTCATGCTGGGAGTACCAAAAGGACTGGATCCTGATCCCAAAATAGGTCCCAGCGCACTACTAACGCTTTGCGGTACTAGACTTTTTAGTTGTGATAGATAAGGGCCCACTTGAGTCTGAACACTACCAAACAAGTTTGCCGCACTCATGTTGTCCAAGGGCACACCGATGTTGGTCATGGTATTGCCCAAACTTTTTAATCCCTCCAGTCCAGATCCAGGGTTGATACCCAATGCTGCACTTGCCCCTGGCGGCATCATAATGGTTGGATCCAATAGATCGTTCAAGGTTTGAGGATTGCCGGCAGGGTTTGCGCCAGTTTGTGAAATGATCTTTTGTAAGTCACTGCCCTTTATATTACTGAAAATAAAGGTCAATGGGCCATCAGTAATGGTTGCGCCGGTTTCTCCCAAGTTGGCAATAGCATCATCGATACCGTTACTGGTTGTTAATCCCTGTTTTTTTAGACCAAGGTACAATCCTCTAGGAGTCAATGATTGCGGATTACTAAAATCCAGTAAAGAACCAAAATTCTTCAATCCGGCACTGACCTGAGTCATACCTTCTTTTAGCGAAGCTCCTGCTACACTGGCTTGTCCTTTAAGCAGTGCTGCGGGGTCTAAGTTTGCACCAATTCCGCCAAATGCATCATTTTTGGCTTTTGCAGCCAAGGCTCCTAAGCCGGGCACAAGACTGGTCAATCCACCACTGTTGGCGTCTGCAAAGCTGCTTATTCCAATACCTAGATCACCAAAACTCTTGTCACCAAATTGCATCAGTGCTGCGCCGTATTCGGCACTGGCACTGCCCAGTGCTGCACTGGCACTGTGTAAACTGATAAAAGTTTTAACATCGGGGGCCATGCTGGCAGCTTGACTCGCTGCTGCTGTGGCAGCGGATGCAATGTTTGTAAATGCACTGGGTAAACTACTAAGGGTGTCGCCTAGACCAGCAACGTTGGCAACGTTGGCCTGTAGGGTTGCAATCAATCCAGTAATTGAGTTTGACGAAGCACCCGTGATTTGTGCGGTCATGTCGGGGTTGACCCCGATGCCATTGCCGTTTGCCATGCCCTGTGCTGCGATTAATACTGTTGGAGTTATTGCCATACAAATATTTAACCAATTTTAACGTCACTGGCACCACTGGTGATGGTTCCTGGTGAGTTTTTACCTGGATCTTTGGTGTGTTTTTCTGTAGTGCTGCCCACTACTGCCACCGGGCTTCCATTGATTTTTACTGTGTCAACAACACCGCCTGTAATGGCAACACCGTCGTCCATGGTGCTGCCCTTTACTGCCACATAGGCACCGTCAATACGCACAGAGTCCGACAGTGCCGATGTTATGTTATGCCCAAAGTTGTCAGGGTCACCTTTACGTGCTGCCGGTGAGCCCATTACTTGATGATTCCTGCAGGTGCTGTCACAATGCCCGTGGTCATTTGTGTGTAGTGTGGTTTGAGCTCGTCAGTGGTCAGCGCTGTCATCATGACATGCTGTGCTCTTAATACAACATTGGCCTTGTCTTTGCCAGTCATGAGACTGGGGAACAGGCCCACGCCCTTCTGGCTTGGTACCACAGTCATGGGATTGGAAACTGTATAGTCTGCCCCAACTGAACTTTCAACAACGCTTTCCACTGTGCCAACGATTTCATCGCCGTTGACCATTTTGAATGTGACTAAATCGCCCACTTCAATTTTGCTTGATTTATTGATTAACATGTTCGCTTTCAAAGTATTTTTTAAGTTCTGTAAATCCACCGATGAGTTTTTCATCTAAAAAGATTTGTGGAACTGTACGTGCTGTAGGAACTGCTTCTAGTAGATCCTCTTTGGTATATCCATCGCCGATCTTGCGTTCTTCAAATGCGATATCTTTTGCCTTCAACAATGCCTTTGCTTGATCGCAAAATGGGCAATGATACTTACTCCATACTACTGCTTTCATCTAGTTCTCCTTATACTGCGTATGTTTGTTTAAAAATGTCTGCCTTGACTACACCGTAGTCGCCAGGGCCGTGTTTAACTATATAGTCATTTCCCTTGGTGTAGTTTAGAGTTTCGCCCCAACTTGTTTTAACTGCACCATCATGGTCAGCAAGTTTGGCCATCTTCATGATCTTTTTGGGTGTGCAAATGCCATTGCCCAGATCGTCTTTGAGTTCGGCAAACTTTTCTGGGGGTACGGGATAGCGTTCACCTTTTGGTCCAGTGAGGATATAGTAGCCAGCTTTGTAGTTTACAGGACCTTCTAGTGTTTGAATAGTCCCGTCTTGTTGTGCAATCTCATAACGTTCCTGTGCTGGCTTTTTGTATGTTTCAAAACCGTCTTTGAACCAAGCATCGTTTAGTACGTCTTCAAATAAGTTTAGTAGGTTTCTCATAAGTCGGGCAACTCGTCGTAGTCTAGTACATCACTCATGACACCAATCACATAGCTGGTGCTTTCACTTTCCTGCAATGCTGTCTGCTTCTTGCTAGTGTCTGTGTGTTTGTTGAACCATGGGATAGGTGTTGTCTTGGGTGCTGTGGCTTGGTACTTGATACCAATATCTGCCAATGCACCACGTGCTGTATAGTCCACAAAGTCACACAAGATGTTTGCGTTAAGACCAATCACAGGACCCTTCTTGAACAGGTAGTGTGCCCAGGCTTTTTCTTCACGGATCACATCCATGTACAGTGCGTAGACTTCTTGCTCGCATTCGGTTTTGATGGCAGCAAAGCGTGGATCTTCTTTAACTACTTGGTTAATGAGATAGGCAGTCCAACCCTTGTGTAACAGTTCGTCTTGCAAGATTAAACTGATGATGTTGCCATTGCCCATGAAGATTCTGTTTTCCACCATGGCCAAGCTCGTAGCAAAGCTGACCATAAAACGGAACGCTTCCAAGGCATAACTGGCGTGTAAGGCCATGTAAATGGCTCGGATATGTTCCTTTTCAGTCACTTCCATGCCTAGTTCTT